GTCACCCGTCCCGAAGTCCAAGTCACTGTTGTAAGGCTGCACTAAATAGTTACTGCTACTAAACCCACTATACGCCACCAGATCAGCACCAGTAGCCACAGCCGATTTGGTCACAGTGCCGAACACCTGTACGCCCTTGCCGTTCACGCTGCGATCTTCTTCGGCTAGTCGAGCCGTTACATTATCAAAGTCGGCGGTTCCATTGTATACCGCAAGATGAACATAAGTTGTTGTGTCAGTTGCAGTTATAGTAACAGACATTGACCCTGTACCTGTTATATTACCATTGCCGCCTAAAGCATATCTATTTGCTAAAGCACCTGTTCCCTGAGTACCAATCCACAGATCAACAATACTACTGTTAGCCGTAACATCTGCGGTAATGACGTATGTTTTTCCCACTACTGTCGTAATGGCTTGATACACGGTCTGCCAACCAGAACTACTTGTAACTCTGGCTTCACCAGCATCATGAGTAAATGAACTAGCATCTGCATTAGTCCACCCAGATATATCACTAGCAAACGTACCATTCGTCACCAACTCACTGCCAACAACGTCAGTATCATCAGTGTCGGACAGGGTGGCTAGTTTGATGTCGCCGTTCATCCAACCTGTGTTGTAGGTGGAAGCAATTACGGCTCCCATTGAGGTTTCAGAAGTCGTATCACTGGGGCCATCTATGGTGTACTGACCTAAACCATTTAAAGTGTTAAAAGCAATCTCACCATCTCTTGTCCCAACACCGTCTAACGCACCATCGTAAGAAAATGGATAAGGCACTCGTATCTGACCACCTAATTGATTGTCTGATCCTGCGCTTGTGCTTACCACAAATTCGTGATCCATGTAACCACCAGTTGTAATGTCTGAAGATGGCAGTTCATTATATACGTCTACATATAACGCACCGCCGCCATTTCCGATATTTCTGGCCCCAACAAGTAGACGGTTGTCTTTTGTAAACGAAACAAACGAATATCCGTAAGAGAAGTAGTTTATATCAACAACAGTCCCATCATCCTTGATAACACTGACACCACCCGCAGTCGCCACTGCAATCGTAGGCACAGGCAATCCAGTAGCTGCATCAATCGGGGCGTTGGGTAGCACGGTCATGGCTACATCGTTGACTGTTGTGCTTGCAATATGACGGCTTGTATCGGCTAAATCCTGATGACCATTTCCGTCATTTCTTTCAGCAATAGTACCTTTGTATTCTCTTGCAAAGTTTGCACCAACTAGATCACCAATATCTAACATAAAATGCACTGTAGCTAAACCGACTGATCCATTATTCGCTATCGTAAGAATACCATTAAGCATTTTTACAGAAACAAACGATGACCCCCCAGTTCCTAGCATGTAATTAGATGCCCAAAAAGTTCCCCCAGCATTAAAAACCATCCACATAGGCAGATCAGGATCATCACCATCGTAGATCGTAACCTGATTAGTCTCAGCCACAATCACCGCAACGCTTGGGAACTCTTTACGGCTACCACGGGTGGCAGTGTTCAGTGTCTCATTGTACCAGCTAGTATGCTGTGTGCGCTTACGCCATGCACCACCGTCACTGTCCTTGCGGGTGTCGTACACAAAGATGTCTACGGCTGTGTCGCTGATTGCCTTACTATAGGCTTCCAGTTCTAGGCCGTTCTTAACCTTAAATGCTTTATTATTAGCCATTAGTTCACTCTCCCCTTTGGCTTACGTTAATGTCATTGCGACTCTGAAAGTCGTACTTGTAGTTGAAGCAGGTGTTGCTAATATTCTAACATCACTACCAGAAATGTCTACGTCATAAGTTGCTAGGGCACTGCCTGTGCCAATCTGACCGTATTCAGTAGCAACCGCTGTTGTACCATTGGTAGCAATAAGAAGCTCCGTGACATAGGTATCAGCAGATGTAGCCGCCGTGATAACCGCCTTAGCGCCGTCATAAGAAGCGTGAGGAAATGTATCAATGGCTACCTGTGTTGTAGCAGTGGTAGTAGCTTTTACTTCATCTTGAACTAGATCTTCATGGAGCTTTACTCTACCGCTGCTGTCGATGCGCATGGCTTCTGAATTGGATATATTAAAGCTATGCAATGTCGGAGACACCGAATACAAAGTGTTTTGACTGCTATCCAAAAGACTAATAGTGTTTCCAGAACCAGACTGTATATAAATATTATTATCTGTATTTCTTAGTGCAATACTTGGATTCCCTGCCGCAGGTAAAGCAACTGATGTAAGTAATATGTCATCAAGTGTAGAAGAACCATCCACAGTCAGCCCATCAGCCGTGACAGTGCCAAAGTCTACGTTCTGTGTCGCACCACTAAGTGCAACTGTACCTGTAGCATCAGGGAAAGTAATAGTACGGTCTGCTGTAGGATCTGTAAATGTTACAGTAGCTTCGTTACCATCCGCACTAGAACCCTCAACGATAAACCCTGCGTCACTCAAGTACAAACCTGAGACAGTGGGACTTGTAAGTGTTTTATTGGTAAGCGTTTTAGTTGTACCTGCAAAGTAGGTATCTAAAAGATCTACATCAAAGTAACCAATAGATGAAGCAGAAGAGTCAAACACTGCAATGCCATCGTTGTTAGCAATAGCTGTACTTGTGTCAATCGTAATGGCAGACACATCAGCCACAGCATTAAGTTCAGCACCTGTAGCGTTAAGGCCTGTTACGTTATTAGAGATGGCACTTACAGCCTGAATGCGATTCTCTACAGCTAATGCAGTAGGTAACTCAGAGTTAGCTGAACCTGAGCCTACGCTAGTTACAATATCCGTTACACTATCTGATCCATCTGAAAGTGTACCAAATGTAATTGTACCTGTAGTAGTAATAGCACTTGAGCCATTGTCAATAGAACCAAAGCCACTCGTAATGCTACCACTATTAAGAGTACCTACTGTAGTAACATTGCTAAGCGTATCTAACGCACTCTCAAAGTATGTCTCAAAGTCAGTCAATGCAACTTGCTTCATAGTGCCAGCGTCATTGACTACAACTCTGTCTGCATCTGCAAGTGTAGTAGGTGTAGCAGATGTATCGCCATCCATAATGTTTAGTTCTGATATGGCAGTATTCATACCAGTCAAACCACTAGCGTTACCTGTCACCGTACCTGTTAGATTACCTTCAATGTTAGCTACAAGTGTACCTGTAGTAATTGTAAGGTTACCTGTATCTGAACCTGTAAATGTACCTGTACCAACTTTAAATTTATCTTCTGACTCATCAAACCCAATAAACGCATTATTACTATCGCCACGTTCAATAACAATACCTGCATCGTTTGAAGGTGTACCTGTTGTACCTGCACCTAATTCAATAAGAGCGTCTTCAATAACTGTGTTGGTTGTTGAGATAGTATTAGTGGAACCGTTAACAGTTAAATCACCTGTAACTGTCATACTTTGAGAAACAGTAACGTCACCATCAGAAGCTATACTAATAGCATTTGTATCTGAGGCAGAACCAATATTACCGCCATCAGATATTACTAAATTACCTGCGGTTATATCTCCTGTTGCAGTCAGGTTTCTGAAACTAGAAACATCTTTATTTCCATCTACCGTAACAGTTTTAGACGCAACAACTGTACCTACAGAAGAACCTGTATCATTATAGTTTAACTCTGTTGCAGTAGCTGTAACAAGCGTACCCGCTAGTTTTAAACCATTTGACGTATCGTGAGATGCTATATCAAAGTCATACGCACCGTCAGCAAATGTAGTGTTGCCTGTAATAGTTATAGAAGAACCATCTGCAGTAATACTGTCTAGTGCAATGTTACCGACATTGGTAATATTAGCATCGCCAAAAGAAGTAGCAGGTAGCACAGTAGTACCCGTTGCCGTAAAGTCAGCGACAGTTGTAGCACCTGTTACATCTAGCGTTGATGCTAAAGCAGTAGCTCCCGTAACATCTAACGTACCTGCAATTGCGGTATTACCTGTAGTATCTGCAACGGTAAACTTATTTGTATCTAATGTCAAACCACCGTTAAGTGCTGTAGCACCTGTGACAGTTAACGTAGATGATAATGTAGTCGCACCTGTAACACCTAATGTACCGCCCACTGTAGCGTTACCTGATGCATCCATAGTAGTAAAATCAGCAGCGGCGGCTGTGCTGCCACCAATAGTTACACCATCTAGCGTACCACCGTTTATATCTGCAGTGTCTGCTACAAGACTATCTATATTAGCTGTACCGTCAATGTATAAGTTACGCCACTGTGAAGCCGAAGAACCTAAGTCATACGTATCATCAGCAGACGGTAGGATAGAAGATGCTACATCTGCAGTGAATGTAACGGTGTCAGATGCAGCATTACCAAGAGTAGTATTACCGTTTACTGAAAAGTTTGATGTAATGGTGGCAGATTCGTGGACTGCAAGTGTATCAATATAAGCAGTACCATCTAAGTACAGATCTTTGAACTCTAATAAAGATGTACCTAAGTCGATGTCGTTATCTGTGACAGGAACAATAACACCATCTTGTATGCGTATCTGCTCAACAGCCGCAGCGCTTACCTCTACGAATACACCTACACGATTGTTTGTTGTATCAATTACTACTTTATTGAGAGCATCCAAGTCTGCAATAAGAGGGACATACTCACCTTCACCTGAAGTACCATCGTGTTTATGACCACCAGATGCAGCAAAAGCATCACGGAGTGCGTTATACTCTGCGTTAATAGGGGCAGCACGAACTGTAGCGGTGGGGATGATGTCTGCTGTAGATTGTCTTACATAACCTGCCACGGTTTATCTCCTGTCTCCCAAGCCATATGTCATAGAAATAGCTTGTATTGTATGGCTTGCATTTTGATTGTCTGTAACGTAACTAATAGAAACAGACTTACCAGAACCAGATACATTAGTTAAAGCTTTAGGTGACGGGTTACCATCATATATATCACCTGAGCCATAGATAGCTGTACCATAAATAGCTGCTGCACCTTCGGTAGAGAAACTATAAGTAGTAGGGTTTAAAGAATACACATCGTCATAGTCATAGTATAAACCTACAAAGACTTCTGTGTTACCCTCTGATTTTAGATACGTATCTATCTTATAAACGATCTTACGTACTTCTGGGTCTTCCATATAAAAGTAAGGTGTTTGGTATAAACTAAATATGTTATTGCCTTCAAAGCTAGTACCACGCTCTTGTCTGTGTACTTTACCTGCACCATCTCCATGTATTACGTGCTCAAACTGACCAACGTAACCTGAAGCAACACAGTTGGCTTCAATACCAATAAGCTGACTGTATTCAAATATGCTTTGTTTATTTTGTGATTTACGAATAGCACCTATTAAAGAGAGAGAGCTATCATTCTTAAAGAAGAACCTGAATTGAGACTTCTTACGTATAACAACAATACTAATATCTGTAATAGTTTCTGATAAGTAGTAGTTGTCAAAGATGTCTTGAATCTCTTTAGATACTGGTGCAAGCTCAACATCACCAATACGGTCAGTACCTGATATAGGTCTAATACCATCTGGTCCTAAGAAGAGTAAGTCACCACCAAATTCAACAACAGAGTCAGGTGCTACACAACCTAGATTAGCAGTAACGTTCTGCAATAAAAAGTCTGCAGCGTTTGTACCAATTAGTTTTTTAATATTATTAGAACCAAATATAAATAAACTATCTCTAAACTTTTTAATTGCTGTAATCTTAAAACCTACGTTAATAACACCTGCACCGTTAGCAGGATCAAAGTCAGCGGCATTAAGAGGGGCGCTAAAGTGTATGTTAAAAGGTTCTGCAGGATCACCTGCTAGAAATATATGTGAGGCAAACTCTTCTGAAAAATTAGGGTCTGTAGGAGCATTAGCATGTGTGATCTGCGTGTATGTAGTACCATCATATGTAGCTGCAGGATTAATACCGTCTGTAAGCAGCAAAACCTCTGTTGACCAGTTATAGCTTGAAAAGCGTACACGTTCTACGCCTACCATAGTAGGTGAACCTGAAGCTGCTACAGCGTCCCACGATGAAGTGCCATTATTCCACTTATGTAAATAGTTATTCCCTGAAGCAGGTCTTCTGCAAGCAAAAATACCATCGTGAATATTACCGTTTACTGCTACACCCAATACAGCGCCTGTGCCAGGTACAGTACCGTAATCGTTTTGATACCCGCTAATACGACGATAGCCCCCCGATAAGGAAGGCTCGTAGTTAATCATGCGTAAAGCACTACCACTCAAGGCGTTTGCATGTGTTAGCGGATCAACGTTAGTTATAAGACCACCACTGCAAACTGTAATATTAGTTCTTAGGTCATCCATTAACGGGGTCTTTCAATTACAGTAGACCTTAAATATATTTCATCATCAAATAGAATGCGTTTCATACTGCGTATACCAAAGTCAAACTTTTGTTGGTGCATACCAGCAGACTGTGCGTTACTTCTGAACTGCATCATGTAAGCCATAGCGCCATCTAAGATAACGTGGTTGAAACGCTCAGGTATTACACAAGTATCGTTGTACTCTGTTAACGTAGAAGGAATACTCCAATAGGTGTACTCTACTTCGTAGTCGGAATCTGGAATAGGTGTTACACCAAAGGCATCACCAAATGTTTGGTATACATGCTCAGGTGCTGTCATACCATTTGTCTGATCACCCTCATCATCTTTAGGGCGGTGGTTTGTAGTATAATCTTCATAAGTCAAAGGCTTTAAAACACGAGGTTGATTCTCTTGTGTTGAGTGCTTCTTTAAATAAAATGTTTCCCAGTCTACCGTAGAGTAGTCTGCAGGGAAACTATATTGACGTGTACCTGCAGTTAATGTCTGCGTGTACGTATTCTTTAAGAAAGGCCACTCTTGACCATTCTGGTATATCTCACGTAAGCTACTATTTACAGCATCTTTAGCTGCAGCCTGAACGTTACGCACTGTAGTAAAGCCATCACCTGCTGTATCCAGAGGGACTTCATTCAAACGTCTAAGTAATTCGTTTGTAAGCTGTACGTATGTTGACATCTGTTTTCCTAAGGTGTGCGAAAGGGGCCACCCGAAAGCAGCCCCTAAAGTTTAGTTACGCAAGTG